AAGGAAGGAGGATCTTCTCCCATTAATAAACTAGCATCACCGATATCAGCTATCATGGAGAATATTTGGTTGAATGGTTCAATAGAATCATATCCAAACGATATTCCTCCTGGTAGTGTTATATTCCTTTGCTTGTAACCACCATCTAACCATACCTGTCTATTTTGTCTATCAATAGGACCATTACCAGTTAGATCTCCTCTCATCCAAGCTTGAATAGCCATAAATACAAGAGCAGAGCCCATAGCAAATCTACCTGTCTGCAACGCCTTAGCATTAGCAAGTTCGGCAGCATTAGTTATACCATATTTAGAAACATCACCTAAGTTATTAGGAGTAGCAAAAGCTATATCATTAAATTCTTTAACTAAGAAGTTAAATCCAGGTGTATGCTTAGCAGTTAATTGTAATCCATTTACTCCAGTTCTAGCGAATAGGAAGAAAGGTTTAGCCCATGGATTAGCTTGGAATACTTGGTTTAGACCGCCAGCAAATCCAGTTAGCTCTTGTGTAAGAGTTACTTCTTTACGAGCAAACTTAGTAGCTTCATCAATTATATCTCCATTAGCATCAAAGATTTGACGATAAAAATCATCTTCATATAAGCTAATTAATTCTGGAGTTATTTCAGTATAAGCTGTTAGTTTACCTTTAGCTTGAGCATCCATAGCAGACCTCATAGCCTTCTCTCTCATCTTAGCTCTACCTAATATATAAGCAAAAGCATCATCAGTTGCAGCCATTAACTTAGTGGAGTAAGTTAAGAAGTTAGTATTGTTCATATTCCTAGCTAAATTAGCCATGTTGAACCATGCTCTATCTCCTACAGAAGCTCTTCCACTATCTTCAGCCCATCTTCTTAAAATTTCCCAGTTATCATCACCTTTAGTATATTCAGCGAATCTTGTTTTAACAGTAGATAGATCGCCTTTCCAGTATGAATTTAACCTAGATTTAAATAAGTCAAATGATTCTGGTACAGCTTGTATCATAGCATTTAATGAAGCTAATCCTGATCTAAGTGTAGCAGCATCTCCAGTAAAAGGATATCTAATAACACTACCAATAGCAGTAGACATAGGTCTGAGGAAGGTTGCTGTACTTGTACCCATCATAGCTCTTATAGGGGTCTTAGGACCGCTTAGGATGCTATGTATCATCACACCTTCTAGTTCCCTCATAACAGCACCGATCTGTGCTTTACCTTCAATCTCTCCACCTTTGATCATTTTTCTAGCCCATGCATCAAAGTCATCTAGACTGTTGACAGTTTGCATAGAAGAGAATGCTTCAAATAGAGCCATCAATAAATTATCATCTTCACTCTTATTAACGATATTAAGTATAGATTGAATAGACTGTCTAGTATCGGACATCTCCTTAGAGAGTGTCTCTTTTAGATATTTCTTTCTTTTACCTGCACCTAATTCCCTAAAATTTTGTGATTTAACAATTCTAGCTCTTTTAGTTTCTGTTAGAGCTACCATCATAGTATCAATTATTTGATCCAGTGGACCATCAATACTATCAAGATTAGCGAAGTCTGCTATTTCTCTACCAGCTATACCTCTATCTCTTATCTCTTGTAGTAAAGTACCAATGATCATATCAGCTACTACTACATTTTTACTTGTAATAGTTTTGATAGCATCGTCTGTACCTGCATCATATAAATCAAAAGATTCAAATAGTTCTTTTAAGTACTCATTAGCTGACATATTAGCTGGATTTCTACCCAATGTTATACGTTGATGTGAGATAATAGCATCACCAAAGACTTCAACTAGTCTTCTTCTACTACCACCTACACTATCTAACACCTTCTGAAATCTTTCAGTACTCATTAATCTTTTCAGAGTTTGTTCAGCAATATCAGGATCTACATTACCTTCTCTTGCTACTCTTTCTTTCATAACAGGTCTTACAACAGTACCAGAAGATCCTTCTTCAGCACCCCATTCCGACCTCTGTCTCTTCTGTCTCTCCCATACTATAAATGGATCATCTTGAGAGTAATGTGCAGCTTGTTCAGGGTTAGATAGAGGTTTATTCTTACTACCTCTAAATTCAAATTCATTCTTTCTTAGTTCTTGTAATCCTTTTCTAAGGGTTTCAACCTCTACACTTTTACCTCTATCAGCTGCAGCTTGTATTACTTTTGAAGATCCTTTACCTAGAAGTATAGAAGCACCATCAAATACAAGACCAATCCCCATACCTTCAACTATATTTTTCACTTTCATCCAGATAGGATGATCAGTATCTCTAGTACTTATTGGTGTATCTGCCCAGCCATAGCGATCTCTTAGCATACCTAATGCATTATGTCCATCTGATTCCTTAGATATCAAATCGGACACAGCACCAACACCAGCAGCTCTGATTAAACTATTAGTACCTATAGCAGTAGTAGCTAATGCTGTTCTACCTAATGTTACTTTAGCAGTAGGTATGATAGCAGCAGCCATAGAACCAAAATGAACTACACCTCTAGCGAATTTACCCCACCATGTTTTAGTTTCATAAGTTCTACCCATATTTGTAAAAGGATCCCACTCAGGTTTGTATTCTCCTTTTTCTTCTCTTTCTCTTTGGATTTCTCCAGTAAGAGCATCAACAGTACGTTCTGGGAAGGTGGTAATTGAGGAGGCTGTATCCTGTAAGCCTCCTGCACCGATTGATACTAGTTCTTTTGCGAATGCCTTAGCACCCCATTTTTTAGCGTTTCTTGGATCTTCTTGTTCTGATACAGCTTGCTGTTCTGCTGATTGTTGTTGCTGTTGTAGCATACTTTCAGCTTCTTGATCTTTAGATACTTCATCTAAAACATTACCATATCTCTGAACTTCTTCAGATAGACCATCCACGCTAAGTTTATTTGGATCTATTTCCATTAGGTTACCTTAGTAATTACTGTCATCTCCTACAATCATTGTAGATAAGTTATTTATTAAATTTGCAATTAAAATTCTACCCTCCTGAGATGCTTTATCTGAGGCTTCTATTTGTTCTGCAAGTGGTCTTAAATCATGACCTGTTGGTATAGATCTTAATAAATTATCTAACATATCTCTATCAATATCATTGACCCAATCGAATGGATCTGTAAGAGCAACATCACCAACTGTTCTAATAACATCTGTTACTATTTTATTAAATTGACTATATGTTTCATCCATAGATTCTTCTACTTCCTCTAAAGGTCTTAAATCTCTAAATGTCAAACCACCTACTACTTTATCAGCAGCTCTACTAAGTTTATTCCAATCAATTTCTCCTGGTTCAGTTTGTCCTAGTTTTGCATTTACTTGTTCAGTAGCTATAGCAGGTAACATATACTGTGGATTTGAGTATATATTAAAATCACCTATAGATTCCATATATTCATTATTCAATTCTTCATCAATAATACCAGGAACTACCCAACTATAATCTAGAGAATTCAATGAATGTTCTTGTTCTGATTGATATATCAAATGTCCATATAGATCTTGTATAGTTAAGTCAGGTCTATTAAGTATTTTAATTGCCCAATTAGGATCTTTAGAAGCAGCTATAGCTCTAAGTGTATTTGCAGGGCTTGGATTTTTTAATAGTAGTTCTTGTAATTCATCAGATACTTCTAATCTTTCTGGTATAGGATCTCCTGCTTTATCTGTGAATCCTGTAGAGGCAAGTCTAACTTTAGCAAATTCTTCTGGAGTTAATGTTTTACCATCATATTTTAATTTACTTCCACGATAAAAATTAGTATCAAGTGGTAAACCTAAATCTAATGATTTAGCATTTTTCATTAAAACTTCACGTTCTACATCATTAAAAGGTATATTAATAAAAGTTAATTCTGGATTATTATTTAATTTAGTTTTAAATTCTAATGAAGCTTTTTCATAATTTACTGATTCTGTTTGAGATTCACCTTTCCAGAAATCTGGTATATTAGGTTTCATAGCATCTCTAGCTGCTTCATATAGAGCTTCATCTTCGATACTAGGTCTCTCTTTTAAAATAGATCTACGTGCTCTAATGTATGCATCGTTTGCTCTTTGATATGCTACTTGTATTTTTTCTTTATAACCCTCTATATCTTTTGTATCTTGTCCTGGGAAAGTCTCTTTAACCCACTCATCTACTACTCCTTTAATACGTGCTTTATGATCTTTTAGTTGATCCTCTGTTAAATGTTTTTTACTAGCACTTAACATATTGTTAATTTCATCTGTATACTCTGCACCAGTTATTCCATATGCATCTTCTTCAGATATGACACCTCTCTCGTTATATCTCCTCCTT